TGGAAATCTGCACTTAAATCTGCTTTCAAATATTATCCAGTAAAGCCAATCATCAAAAATTGTGATGTTGATACTACTGAATTGAAAGTATTGTCATCTGGAACAAACTGGAAACTGATTCAGATTGATACTACTTATTCATACAATGTCTCAATGACAGTTGTTACCACCCATCGTGCTTATTCTGTTGATACTTCAAAACTCACCATAGAGTTCAAAGATGATCCAATATTGTGTTCGTTACTGAAGACAAATTTAGTTCTCGAATTTGATATTGGTGAACTCCAATTATCATTGTCTCGTGAGCAGATCCAATATACAAAAAAATCTGTCAGTGCGATTAGACAACATCTTGAGATTGTCAAGTCGGAATTGTTCAAAAAAATTACAGATCATCTGTCATCAGCAACTGATGCGTTTGATTATCGTAAGAAAATCTACGAGTTGCCAAAAATGTTAGCAGGCATTCATACTTTCAATCATAATTCATATTGTGACATCATATTGAAAGTTATCAACGGCAAATATGACATTTTCAACTTGAACGATGATATCAAACATTTGAAACTCAAGATTGCTGGAAAAGACATCAAACAGGTTCTAGAATCACTTTCAATGAAAGTGTATAATGGCAGGTCGTTTCAGACTGTAAAAACGAATTCGACTTGTTTCAAGTCGTGGGCGATTTCGCTAACTCTTGATTATAAAACAGACACATATTATCTGCGTCTGTCTATTCCAATGATGGATAAAATCAAAATTGTTCTGGCGGATTGTCGTGGAGCTGCAGCCCGCATCAAACACAATTATGATAAAATCGGCGCAAAATTTGTTTTGTCTTCTAAAAAGAATATTTTTCCGACTGAATTGAAGTCGTATATCACTAAGGCTTCAAAATTGGCAGCTGCGCCTAGGACCAGTAAAACGAGGTCAGTGTCGACTGTCAATAAAACATCATTTGTATATGGGTTCAAACGCTATTCGTTGACTAGAATTGATCCTCCCATCGGGAAGGTCGCGTATGTCACATTTTATAACGCCAAAGATAGTGGAACTATCAACGAATCCTATTGGGCATTCAAGCGTGAATTGCTGATTGATCTTGGATGGGATGTTGTTGGACTGAAAACTAATTCCACATCAATTCCAGCTGGATACACTCATATTGATGTCGCATTCAGTCAGGAATTTGACGAACTTCATAAAGAAGGTTTTTGGAAAAATCAAACTATAAAAGCAATGTTTGATAACATTTCATATACATATTCTAATCGTCCTTTGAATTGTGTTCTTCATAATATGCTGGAATTCAGAACAGCACATCCATCGGTTTGGAATGAAGTACAACAGGAATTGGATGATTATAAGACAGCAATGGTTTCCGTCTCGCCGAAAGTGCCGTATTCCACATATGAAAGAATGTGTAATATTCAAAAAGTGGCACCGTTCAGCATTTCATATACTGAAATTATTGACAATATTTCAACTAAATTATACAATACATATTCAATGTTGAAGGTAATAACTAAAGAATCAAGCTATTCAAACCGTGATGTTATTGAAGATTACATCACTTCAATTGGTAAATAAGGAGAAACTCGTGAGCTACACTTTTGTTATGGGCGAAAATAGTATTTCGTTGTTCAATATTTCCAACGGAAATAAAGTAACGATGTTTGATGATGATACACGATATCAACAGTTCAAATATTTCATTCAGAATGGCGAATTTGAAGATGCCGAAAAATTGGATATTAAGATTGTTGTCCAAAATTTTGGTATGGCATCATCGTCTGGATATTTTGGAGTTGTGATCAATAATGGTATCGGCACAATTCAATGTAATGGTGAAGAATATCCACTTCAAGATGTCATTGCTAAACGAATTTTGAAGATGAACGCGGAAGGGTTTGACGCCAGACCGTTGGTGAATTTCCTAGAAAATCTTTACAGCAATCCATCAAAGACAAGCATTGATGAATTGTTTTTATTCCTAGATTCTACTGATCTTCCAATTACTGAGGATGGATGCTTCATTGCCTACAAAATTGTGAAGGAAGATTACATGGACATCTATACTGGTAAAATTAGTAATAAAGTTGGACAAATTGTCACTATGCCACGATTTACAGTGGATGATAAGCGTGAAAATACTTGTTCAACTGGATTACATTTTTGTAGCAAGGATTACCTGAAGTCATATGGATCTTCAAATCAAAAAACAGATAAGTGTGTTTTGGTGAAAATTAATCCAAAAAATGTCGTTTCAATTCCATCTGATTACAATAATGCTAAAGGTCGTACTTGTCAGTACGAAGTTGTTGGTGAAATGAATGATCCAGAATGGCGCAAAATTCTGTCAGAACGAGATTATAATACTACAAGTGTAGTTCCATCATATCATTTTGATTATTCACTCGATGAAGCGTTTGACAATTATTTCTATTACGATTATGATACGATTTATTGGAACGATTCACATCGTCGAGCCAATATCACTCAAGTCGTAAATCGCTTGGTTCGAGATACAGGTTATTCTGAGTCCAATGTACTCGAGTTCATTGAAAATTTAGGTGATGAATGATATTTTAGAAAAAGTGCTTGCTAGCCACCAAAAGATGGCGGTAGGTCAAGGACTATTGTTGGCACAAACTATTTGTCGACAGAAATTACTTGAAGCATTTGATGGTGATAAAACTGCTCATAAAATTGTTCTTGATATTATGAACGATATTGTGATACTAATGGAGAAAATGAACGATGAATGATATGGTAAATCATCCAAAGCATTATTGTGACACACCATTTGGATTGGAAGTCATAGAAATTACTCAACACTATAATTTTTGTTTAGGTAATGCTCTAAAATATACTTTACGAGCAGACAAAAAATGGGATGCGATTGAGGATCTGAAAAAGGCTGTATGGTATCTTAATAAAGAAATTGAAAATCGTGAAAAGGGAGTATATAATGGCGAAAACAAGCAAAAACAAAATGAAGCAGTGGCGGAAACTTGGACTGGGCAGAAAGAATTATTTCCGTATGCCTTCATTGCCCCATCCATTAGTGTTGACGCTAATGGAGCGAGCGGGTATAATCGTTACACAGTCACCCACAGTGGCGGAAATGTATTCATCAACAGCGCCAACTGTTGAGTCTAATGTTGTCGATGGCGAACTTGTAACTCAATAAAGGAAATTATATAATGAATCTGTCAAAAGAAACTCTGTCTGTTCTTCAAAATTTTTCAACAATCAATACTAATCTTGTTATCAAACCTGGTAAAAAATTCGCAACAATGTCTGCATCAAAAGACGTAATGTCTGAATATGAAGGTGACGATGATTTTGAAAAACAGGTGTCTGTTTTCAATCTCAACGAATTTCTTGCTGTAGTGTCATCGTTTGAAAAGCCAGAACTTGTGCTTGACGACAAATATATGACAGTCAAAGAGGGCAAACAGAAAGTGAAATACATTTATGCTGATGAAACGCTTTTGACTACACCTACTAAAGCAATTCAAATGCCTAAGGCGGAAATTGAATTTGAAATGACTGCTGGCAATTTGGCTAAACTTCAAAAGATGTCATCTGTTCTCGCGGTTGAGGATCTTGCGTTTGTTGGTGATGGTAAAAAAATCATTGCTCGTGTATATGACAGTAAAAATCCAACTGGCAATTCATTTGATGTTGATCTTGAGACAAAAACATCTGAAAAATTCAATGTCCTATTCAAAGTCGACAAACTAAAATTGATGACTGGTATGGATTTTGATGTCGAAGTTTCTAGCAAGAAAATCTCAAAATTCTCCAGTAAATCAATCAAACTTGTTACTTATGTTGCGGTGGAATCAGCATCTACGTTTGAGTGAATATTATGGATCAAGTGAAAGACCAATTTTTGTGGGTGGAATCTTATCGTCCACAAAAATTGGACGATTGTATATTGACAGATGAAATTAGATCCATTGTAAAGGGATTTGTGGATCAAGGTAGATTGCCCAATTTATTGTTTGAGGGTAGTGCTGGTACTGGAAAAACTACTGTAGCAAAGGCAATGTGTAACGAGGTCGGCGCGGATTGGATTATTATCAACGGTTCATTGGACTTTGATAAGGATTTACTCAGAAATAAAATTACAAATTTCGCATCGACTGTATCGTTCTCCGATTCCAAAAAGGTAGTCATAATTGATGAAGCTGATTATTTGAGTGCACAGCACGTGCAGCCTGGTCTGCGAGCATTCATGGAACAATTCAGTTCAAATTGTTCATTCATTTTGACTTGCAATTACAAAAATAGACTTATTGATCCGATCCATTCACGATGTAAAGTCGTAAGTTTCAAAATCACAAACAAAGAAAAGCCAGAACTCGCGACAGCATTTTTCAAACGAGCGACACAGATTCTAAAAACAGAGAATGTTGAATTTGATAAAAAGGTAGTTGCTGAACTCATCAATAAATATTTTCCAGATTTTAGACGATGTTTGAATGAGTTACAATCATATTCTGCTACAGGTAAAATTGATTCTGGTATCCTTGTCAATTTGTCTGATGATGCACTAAATAATTTATTTCTTCATTTGAAGTCTAAAAAATTCAATGATGTCCGTAAATGGGTAGCACAAACAGAATTGGATACAACCCATCTTTTTAGATCATTTTACGATAAATCGTCTGAAAAAATGGAACCAAAGGCCATTCCAGCGCTTATTCTTCTTCTTGGCCAATACTCATATCGTGATGCATTTGTTGCTGATAAAGAGATCAATATGATGGCTTTTTTGACTGAAGTTATGATGTCAAGCGATATAATATGGAAATAAATGTTTTTCAGCAGCTGATAAACATAACTCAAAATAAATGGTATCATATATCTGATTTTGGCGTTATTGCTGGATATCAATTCAAACTTGCGGGATATGAGTGGAAAACAAACCTCGAGTTGACCCAAATTCTTATTGAAATGACAAAGTGTGGTTTCATAGAGGTCGATGAAAACGACAAATTATTGGTGAAAATATCGGACAATTGGTATGACTACAAGTCCGTTTGATATTGCTAAACACATTTCAGAAAAGACAGATTTAGATTTCTCTATATCTGAATACAGTCCATGGATGATCAATCGTATTTTTTCAAATACTATGGATACTGTGTTTTTTGCGAATGAGATGAATGAATATTATGAGTTAGACAAAGATATTCAATATTCATTCTATTATAACGGCATTCCAAAGGCAAAACGATTCGGAAAATGGAATAAAAAGGAGAAAAATACAGATTTAGAACTACTCGCGAAGTATTTTTGTATAAATATAAAACACGCTGAACGATATTTGAGTATCCTCAGTGCAGAACAATTATCTATAATAAAAAATAAAATGCTTAGGGGTGGAAAATGAATGAAATGTCTGTTGGTATTGAGGTTGGACTTGAAGATCCAGATTCGTTTTTGTTGATAAAAGAGACTTTGACTAGAGTCGGTGTTGCTTCTCGTAAGGATAAAAAACTGTATCAAAGTGCTCATATTCTTCATAAACGCGGAAAATATTATATTTGTCATTTCAAGGAACTGTTCAAATTGGACGGTAAACCATCCACCATTTCAGACGAAGACATTTTACGAAGAAATTTGATAGCATCATTGCTGCATGAGTGGGGATTACTCACTGTCATTGATTTGAATATGATAAAAGATAAATTACCTATGAATGCTATAAAAGTTTTGTCATTTGCTGACAAAAATTCCTGGTCTTGTGTATCAAAATACAATATCGGGACTAAACACTGAGTAATACTACTCGCTTAACATAAAGGAGAAACATAATATGGATCAACAAACAATTTCATTTAGTTTTACAGTAGAAGAAGCAAATGTGGTTCTTGGGTCACTTGGTGCTCAACCATATCAACAAGTTGCAGCTTTGATTGATAAAATCAAACAGCAAGCTTCAACTCAACTTCAAGCAGCATCAACGCCAGCACCTGCTGATACTGCTGAATAATCTGTATTCGAGGATCATCCTCGAATCATCTGACGCTCAATAGAGGTCGGGTGTAATTCAACTCTCGCTTAATATAAAGGAGAAATTATGACTTTTCGTTTCAATACTGGACACATTCCACAACTTACTTCTTGGGTAGGATTTGATCGTATGTTTGATGAGCTCGAAAGGGTCAGCGAACGCACTATGAAAGTTGCTGGATGGCCGCCATACAATGTCAAAAAGATTGATGAATCTCATTACACAGTAGAAATTGCTTGTGCTGGATTTAGTAAATCAGACATTGATATTACTATGAAAGACGGACAACTCGTCATCAAAGGTGAAGTGAAATCTGATCCGACCACCGAATATCTTTACAAAGGTATTGCTGAACGGTCGTTTGAGCGCTCATTCACCCTAGCGGATTCCGTTATTGTGAAAAATGCCTCTATGCTCAATGGTATGCTCAGGGTTGCACTTGAGACCTTCATTCCAGAAGAGAAGCGCGCCAAAAAAATTGAAATCAATGATGAAGTTGAACTCAATGCGGTCATTGTTGAAAAACAATTATTGACTGAATGATGAAATCTGGATCCAAAGAAACGGTAAAAATAGTATCTTTGGATCCAGTTCGTCGTGGTGATTGGGTATTCAAAGTTAGTTCTTATGACGAAATTATACTTGTCCACTCGTTCAATGCTGAATTACATTGGTCTAATATAAGATTTTTTGATAGTGAAATTATGGCTCACAATTTCATTGAGTATTTGATGCTACAATCTGAGATGGGAACAAAGTGAAAATTGGTAATGGGTTAGATGTAAATGTGGTAGATCAAATTCAAGTAAACGGGAAACAATATTTTCTAGTTGATCTTGGAACTTCTCGTTACATCAATGGTGTATTGACGAAATATTTAGTATGTCCGACTCAACAATTTGAAAGACAAGTAATCGACAAAGCTGAAATTGGATAATAAATATTATAAGTAAATTTTCATAGGAAATAATCGTGTTACACAATTTCAATAATGTGATGAAATGGGTTGGCAATAAAAGTGAAATCAAAGTCTGTTTAGATTGTTTCAAACTGTTCGCACCACAGACACAATGTTGCCCAGTTTGCGGCACAACTGATGGTGTTCCATTCAATACATTATCACACCACGACCAGGAATTTGTTCATAAAAATCAATAGGTTAGCGATGTATTGATTTTTTGTGTGTCTCATATATAATGAAATCATTGAAAACGGAGACACAAATGAACACCACAATGAATTTCAAAAATCTGCTGTCGAATTCTTGGAATACAAAGACTGTGGTCGAATTGCGTAAATTGCAATCGTTCAATATGTTCAATCTTCACAATACAATATGAATGGATATTGATTCAATGACACTGAGTTTCGATTCAATGCGTCCCGATTGGATTTGGAAATGAAATTTTACCAAGAAACTACCACTTGGAAAGATTCGACGCCGAATCATACATACATTCTTAGCGACGATAAGCGAACTTGTATTGGATACATTAGAGTTGGCACCAAAACGCCAAAAATGTTTTCCAAACCAATGCGATTTGATCCACGATACAGGACTTTCAAAATGATGAAAGAATATACTCAATATGTCGGTCGTGGTGATTATCAATCTGTAAAAGAATACAAAGTCAAAGGTTCCAAGGGCGATGAATACACTGTTACGATTTCAGAAGTGACAGGTAATACTTGCACCTGCGCTGGATTCACATTTCGCGGAAAATGTAAGCACATTGATAAAGTTCTGAATGGAGAAGTATAATGTTCAAACATTGTTATGAGACCAACGATGGTCGATATGCAGAATATCATTCATATCAAATTCCTTGTGTAGATGATGACGGAATGCCAGATGGTTGGGCGGAACAAATTGAGGTATATACATTTCCGAACATTTCAACAAATGAGTTCGTTACTCGAACATTTTATACTGATTTGAATGCTCAATTGTTTTTGAAGTTGAATGGATATGAGGAAATTGTGAAATGAATCATTTCCGAACAGTTCAAATATCGCAACGGGCTTTTGCACTTGGTGTTGCAGCAACATTGTATGATCAATGTTGTCTTGAAGAACAGAGAATTTTGCGTGAATATAATCGGGTAATGGAACGACTTGAAAAATGTCGTGAAGATAAATTTCGTTATGGTATGATGATTGGAATTGTAGAATGACTTTAGATATTTTGAATGAACTTACTGCCGATAATTCACGACTTGCTAAAGAAGCAATATTGAAACGTGAACAGAATAATGTTTTATTGATGCGGGTTCTCAAAGCTGCATATGATCCGTATATCAGTTATTGGTTGGTGAAAATTCCAGAGTATGAAACTGGGAAATTCAAATATTCATTGGATGCCGCCATCAACCGCATTGGTGATATGGCGAAACGAATTGTCACTGGAAATGCTGCAATTGAATATTTTACCGATACACTAGCAGGATGTAAATCTGATGATGCTGAAGTGATTGAACGGATTATTGAGCGTGATTTGAAATGCGGCATTGGTATTCCCACAATCAATAAAATATGGCCAGGGTTGATCAAAACTTTTGGTGTGATGTTGTGCCATAAAGATTTATCCGGCATCAAGTACCCAGCTATGTCGCAAGTGAAATACGATGGTGGTCGATGTGTATGTTATTTTGATGGAACTTCTGTCACTGCATATTCACGCAATGGTAAAATTGTTGAAACCTGTGGCGCACTCGACGAATCAGCTAGATTACTTATGAAAGAGGGTGAAGTATGGGACGGCGAAATTGTGTTCCGAACTCCAGGTACAAATAATTTCACAGATAGAAAAACATCAAATGGACATTTCAATCGCTGTGTCAGGGGAACAATTACACCAGATATTGCTAAAGATATTACCTTTATCGCTTGGGATGTTATTGATTATAGCTCAACCGTTCCATACAAAACACGATATCAAACCTATGTTGATCGTTGGGACAATTTGACTGAAGAACAGAAACATAAGTCCAAGATCTGGGTTGCCGAATCAACCATTGTGAAATCTGAAGATGAAGCAATGATTCATTATGACAAGTGTATCAAACATGGTCACGAAGGTACAGTAGTCAAAAATATGAATGCTGTGTGGCAACCAAAAAGAACAAAAGATTGTGGAAAATGTAAAGCGGAAGAAGATTGTGATCTTGTAGTTGTTGGTTGGGTGCTTGGCACTGGCAAATATTCTAATATGCTTGGTAATCTTGTCTGTGAAACGTCAGATGGGAAACTTCGAGTGAATGTCGGATCTGGGTTTTCCGATGAAGAACGCGCTCAGCCACCAGAATATTTCCTTGACAAAATTGTGACGGTTCGTTATAATCAATTAATCAAATCCAAAGATGAGGCGAAAGCATGGACATTGTTTCTTCCGAGGTTTGTATGTTTAAGAGATTTTGCTGATAAATCAATACCAAATAATTTTGAGGAATTAAAATAATGTCTCGTTATGAATCAAAAGATGTAATTTATGATCTTATTAAAATGAAGGATTCAATCAATCGTATTAGAAGTGACGCTATTAAAAAATATCAAATTGATATTTGTGATACTGATAAATTATCTTCACTTGATATTTATCAAATTATTACTGAATACGATTCTGATTATAATATCAATTTTGCAAGGAATGGTGAAGATGCATTATCAAACGGTGTTGCTATAGAACAAAAAACTGCTCGTCTTCCATCAAAATATACGAAAACTGGAAAAAAGAAAAAGAAAGAACAATTAGCATCATTTCAGTTTCACGCCGAAGGTGACATAAATTACAATAGATTTATTTTTGCTGCTAGAGACGCAAAATCTTTACGAATAAAACGATTATATGACATTTCATCAAAACAAGAAGTCAAAAAAGTTATCAATATACTCGTTAAAGAACGTGAATTATGGAGAAATAAATGTATTGCTGCAAAAAAAATTTTGAAAAGAGATATTATTACAGTGAATGAATCTGTATTTTTAAATAAATGCGATCCATTAAATATAAATGGATGTTTAGTATACAAATTGTGAAAAAAATATGAAACACATATATGAACTCGGTGATTGTTTTGAATTGATATTAAAAA